ACCATGTTTGTTGGTGGCTGAAATCGTGAGGTAGCTTACTCGTGATACGCTGCCAGTCTGACCAAGTTGTGTTACCCGTAAAGGTACACGACCATGGCCAGCCAAGTAGATCCGAAGAAACTCCAGGACCTATTGAAAAACTCCCAGACGTCGGTGCCTGAGCCCGACGACGAGGAGGACGAGCCGGGAGGCACGACGGACGAAGCGGCTGGCGGCGATGACGAAGAGACCGACGACGATGAGCCCGAAAAGGAAGAGGCCACCGTCGAGTCGATCGCCAATGACCTGAAGCCCGCCGTCGCGACCATCAACGAGATCATCGACGAGTTCCGCACCGGCACCGACGCGCAGCCCAAGGCGGGCGTCGAGCAGCTCGAAGAGGAACTCGACGCCGAGACGATTCACGACTTCTGCGCCTGGACCGACGAGGCCGGCAAGAAGGACTTCCGGGCGTTGGGCGAGCAGCTCGACCTCGAAGACGTCGACGGTTTCGTGGGCTGGTGCCGCGCAGTTCGCAAGATGGAAGAGGAAGGCACCGGCGAAGGTGGAGGCGACGAGGAAGAGGTCGAGACGGAGCCCGGGGGTGACGAAGGTGGTGGCGGAGACGAGAACGAAGCCGTCGAGACACCCGAGGACGAGTGATGCCAGGCAACCTCAAGCGCCCCCAGGCCGAGCCCGCCATCGGGACCGTCAACACGGATTTGTCGCGGACCCAGGCGCCCGCCGATCCGCGATTCGTTCGCGACGACGAAGCGCTGCCGCCACCGGACGCCACGGGGCTCTCGGCCAGCGGTGGCAAGGTCGTGGCCAAGACGCCATCGCTCCCGAGCGACCTCGCGGGATACCCGAGAAACAAGCCGGCGTTCGTCGCGACGCCGAGAAAGCGCACCTGAGATGAGCACGCAAGCCATGTCCCCGGGCCGGCGCAAGGCGCTCGCGCTTTCGGGATCGAAGATTCGCCCGGACGTTCAGTACGCGGCACCCGACGGCCATCCGATGGGACCGGGCGTGCCGGTGCAACTGGCCACCAAAGTCGAAAAACCTTTGCTCGAAACCGGGAGCACCAAAGCCCCCGCGGCCGAGCGTCGTTTGCCGTTCGCGGCGCGAAAGTAACCACCGAGGAGAACCCCATGTCCGAGATCAAAGACCCCGTGAAAGAGTACGACGCCCAGCACGGCACCCCCAAGGGCGAGACGCCGTTGGAGCCCGACACGGCTTCGACCGCGATGCCGACCAACGAAAAACCGTTCCCGTTCAAGTCCACGTCCGGCGGCGCTTCGTAGTCGCGGGCTGGAACCATCACACCCTTCAGGAGAAGAACCAATGTCCAGCACCGTCACGAAAGTCAACACCGTCCGCGACAACCTGAACAGCAACAAGCTCGGCGTCGAGGCCGATGGGATCGCCAAGGCCCCGCTCGGCGACATCCTGTCGATCCTGCTCAACACCAGGAACCCGACCGTCACCGTCTCGGGCACGACCGTCGGCAGCGCCGTCGCGCCGTCGTCCGTCGCGGTCTCGGCCGCCACGGCAGTCACGCCCGCGTCCGGCACCTATGCGTCGCCCGACCAGACGACCCTGGCGAACCTGGCGAACGCCCTGCGGACAGATCTGAATCTGGCCGTGACCGACATCGCCAATATCGGCACGTTGCTGAATCAGGCGCGGGCCGACATCCTGAATCTGCGGTCGGCCCTCGCGGCTGTCACGACCGGCGGGGTCATCGGCGGCGCGACCGAGACCGGCAAGTCCGTCACGTCCAGTACGGGCGTCTGCGCGGCACTCAGCCAGGCCCCGACGACCAACGGCCTCATCACCGTCAACGCCACCGCGGGCACCAGCACGGGCGTCAAGACGATCATGACCGACCCGACCCGTCTGCCGAACCCCGGCGAAGTCTACTGGGACGGCGGCGTGAACCTGACGTTCAACATCGCCGATGCCGTCACGTCCTGCGACGTGATCTACAGCAAGAGCGACCTGTCCCAGTCGGCCTCTTGCCTGATGCGCTCGATGCCCGAGTAGTCCCCGAACCACCTTCAACAATGAGTTTTCTTCGCGCGACATACGCCATCCCCGGATCCACCGGGGGCGTCTCTGCCGCGCACAACGTGACTCGATACCCCGCGAGCAGCCGCCCGTTGAAGTCGTCACTCGTGACGACGGCGACGATACAGCCGGATGACCGCGACGTAGACGAGTAGCCCCGACGAGGAGCGAGTCATGGCAACCGAACCAGTAGCAGCAAACCAACCAGCGAACCCACCCGACCCAGCAGCAGCCCCGCCCGGGGCACCAGCGGCAGCGGCCCCAGCGCCCGCGCAGCCGGCCCAGCAAGGCAAGAACGTCATCCTCCCGAGCCGCGCCTTCACCGAGCGATTGAAGAAGGCGGAGGAAAAGGGCAGGACGGCGTATCAGGCCGAGCTGGACAAGCAGGCGCAGGAGCGAGGCTTCGCCAACCATGCGGCCATGCTCCAGCACCTGGACGCACAGCGAACGACCCGAACGGCACCACGTCCGGCGGCCCCGGCCGCACCGGCGGCAGGTGATCCACCGGCCCCGCCCAAGAATCGCAATGACCGTCAGGCCATGGCGAAGTACGAGCAGGACAAGGCCAAGTGGAAGCGCGAGCAAGACCGGAAGGACGCCGAGATCCGCGAACAGAAGCGGCTGCGGCGCAAGGCAGAGAACCGGGCCAACGCCATTGAGGTGAAGGCCACCCTGGAACGCATCGCCCACGGCGTCGGGATCAAGGACACGGATTACGCCGTGACCTTGTTCACGCGCGCCCACGAAGGCAAGACCGAAGACGAACTGAAGGGGCTCGACGAAGAGGCGTTCTTCAAAGGTCTTCGGACACAGCATCCGTATCTGTTCGGCGAAGTCACTGTACCGGCCACCACGGGTACGAGCGGACCCGTGCCAGGCTCGCACGCGGCACCACGACCAGGCGCCACGGCGGCAGCGGCAGGAGCAGCGGGCAAAGTCGACGTCAGGGAGATGACGAAGCCGGAGTTCGAGGCGTACAAGCGCGCCAGGGGGATCCGAACCGCATCGACCGGGCTGGGGTAACGAGGGGCACGGGGGCTGACAGGCATCACCACAACCGAGAGAGAAAGAGGAAACCATGGACTTCTCAGTCATTCAGCTAGATCCGACGATCCGAGCCCTCGTGCAAGACAACGCGCTCATCCGCGAGTTCAAGGACGCGCTGTACCCGCGCAACCTGTTCCGCGGTGAGGCCGCCCCGGTGTTGCAGCCGGGACAAGCCGGTGATCAGTTCATCTTCACCGGGAACGGCCTGATGGCGCCCTCCACCAATCCGCTGCCTCCAGGGAAGGAGCCCGAGCCGGTTTCGTTCGACAAGGAACAGTGGAACATGCAGCTCCACCAGTACGCGAACCGCTGCCCCGACACCAGCATGCCGACCAGCATCGTGGCGATCGCGAATCTGTTCACCAACAACGTCCACCAGCTCGGCCTGAACGCCGCGCAGTCGCTCAACCGCGTCGTGCGCGATCGGCTCTACAACGCCGGCATGAGCGGATGGACGGTCGCGAACGGCGCCACCGCCTCCGGGACCAGCCTCCCGGTCATGCGGCTCAACGGCTTCACGACCGCGCGGCGCCCAGACCTGACGGCCGGAAGCCCCGTGCAGTATTCGGCGGTGTCGTCCTCGAATCCGCTGCCGATCAGCTACATCGGCACCGATGGGAACGTTCACACGGTCAACGTCGTCAACTTCACGTCGCCATTCTCGGGCGACGTGGTCGGCCCCGGCACCCTCACGACCGACGTGAGTTTGCCGGCCGCGATCTCGAACCGTGGCGTGATCTGGAGCAACGACGCCACCTACATGGTGCGGAGCGGTGGCGGCAACGGCATCGACTCCCTGACGAGCACGACCAACAACGGGTTCACGTTCGACCTGTTCCGCGCGGCCATCGGTCGCCTGGAAGACAACAACGTGCCGAAGATGCCGGACCGCTTCTACCACAGCCACTTCAACAGCTACTCGAAGAACCAGCTTTTCAGCAGCGACGAGAGCCAGAAGCTCCTGACCTCGCTGCCTGACTACTACTGGTTCAAGGAGTTCGCGCT